ATATAAAAAAAATTGTTTATGATATATTAAATAAATATATAATTAATATGCAATATTATAAAACACCAACACAAAGAAGAATTAATAATAAAAATGTTCATTTTGATAAAAGTAATTTTGGTATAACTGAAGATTTAGAAAACTTTAAAAAAAATTTTACAGATGTTAATACAATTAACTGTAAAATTATAAATTTATTAATTCCAAACATTCTAGTACTAGACCCTAAAGTTAAAAATTTTGAATTACCAACATATATTTTAAAAAAAGCAAATTTTAAAGATGACGATATTAAAAAAATTAATACTATACCTCAACTTGATTTTAGTAGAGATCATCATCATTTTGATATAAAGACTAGTGAATACATTGTTAATTTATTAATAAAAAAAATAAATGACTTTGACAAATAATCTAAATATCTGTATAATATACATATGAGCAATAAAGCAGGAAAAATTTGGGGACAAACAGAGCTAATACATGCTAATGGTGTGTTAGAATTCCATAGAATAGATTACAAAGCAGGTGGTGTATGTTCCAAACATCAACATCAATTCAAATGGAATGGATTCTACGTAATTAGTGGTAAAATGAAGATACGAGTTTGGCAAAAAGATTACGATCTTATCGATGAAACTATACTAGGACCAGGAGATTTTACTCGAGTTAAACCAGGATTGATGCATTCATTTGAAGGCATGGAAGATGGTGTGGCTTTTGAACTTTATTGGGCAGAATTCAATCACGATGACATACAGCGAGAAAGCGTAGGTCATTTTAAGAGCAGTAATGTGGTTCGATTAGACAAAAAAGATAAAAAATAACAGGATCTATATGAGCCCTGTAATTGACGAAATAGAATATTCAGTATATACTCTAGACAGTGATCCAGACATGGAAAAGAAGAAGAATGGCAATTATTCTATAGAAGAAATACTAGAAGCAATAAAAGCATTACATGAGCAAAATAAAAGTAGCTGAATTATTTTATAGTATACAAGGCGAAGGTCGCTATATGGGTGTGCCTTCTGTCTTCCTACGAACATTTGGTTGTAACTTTACTTGTGCTGGTTTTGGGTTGGCTAAAGGCATGCGTAGTGATGAAAACGATCGAGTATTTAAAAAACATAAACAATTTCCTTTTAAGAGTTATGAAGAGTTGCCTTTGGTAGGCACAGGATGTGATTCTTATGCTTCTTGGGATCCAAGATTTAAGGATCTATCACCCATGTTAACATCAGATGCTATTGTGGAAAGAACAATGGAAATATTACCTCATAAACGATGGGTGGATGAACATTTTATATTCACCGGTGGTGAACCATTGCTGGGTTGGCAGAGATCATATACTGCTATATTAGACCATGCAAAGATGCAGGAGTTAAAAGAGATCACTTTTGAAACCAATGGCACACAAAAACTACACCGAGATTTTAAAGAATATCTTTCTCAATGGAGTCGGAAGAATGGTAGAACTCGAGAATCAGTGACATTCTCCGTGAGTGCAAAATTAAGTGTTAGTGGAGAAAAACGTGAAGAAGCTATACTGCCTGAAGTGGTGGCAGAGTATGGTGAAGTGGGTCATGTGTATTTGAAATTTGTGGTAGCCTCTAAGGAAGATGCTGAAGAAGCAATAGAAGCAGTGAAGGATTATAGAGCAGCAGGATTCTTGGGATCAGTATATCTGATGCCTGTGGGCGGAGTGGAGAGTGTTTACCATTTAAACAATAGAACAGTGGCAGAACTAGCAATGAAGATGGGCTATAGATACAGTGATAGATTACAAGTGCCATTGTTTAAAAACGCATGGGGTACATAATTTGGTAAAGTATCGTTGGAAAACCATTGATTTATTCCAAGAAGTATATTAAAATATAGATATGAAAGTTAAAAAAACAAAAAATACAACAGTCAAAAAGAATTCTAAAAGCGAAGAACCCATGGTTAAGGTTTTACAAGTGAATGTAAATCCTGAAAATCCAAGAAATGGATTCTTTGAGTTGGATTGGAATGATGAGTTTGTTAATATGTTGAAACAGAATGGTTACACAGGAGAGTCTGAAGAAGAGATTGTGGATCGTTGGTTTCAAAGTCTATGTAAAACTATCGGCAATGAGCAAGGTGTGGACATAACTGGTGCAGGTTATGTGCAAATTAATAGAAGAAATGACGGCAAAACTGAAGTATCTTGATCCCGAGATTTATATTTTTAATGCTGCCGGGTGCCATGGTCACTACTTACAGTATCTAATAGATTGTTTAAGTAAAAAAACTCCTACTATAACTGAGCTACCATTTAATGAGTTAGGAAACTCTCACAATAAAATTAACTATTCCGGCCTTTGTAAATTTGTTGAAGCAACAGAGCACAATGAATATAAAAATTTAAAAAACTCTAAAATAATAAGAATAAGATACGAGAATGAAATCTTATACTATGAGAGGGTGGCTATGAATAGAGCAAATGATGCCAACCGAGATTTAAAGAATATACATAACGATATTTCTTTTCTAAAAACTTATAATATTGAATTCTATGCAAAAACAAAAAATATATATAACTTGCAGATGGATTCTGTACCAAAATTTATTCTTCGCGATGCATATAAAATGGGTTTTTTAGATTGGAATAATCAAGGCAGTGTAGTCAAGTCTAATAAGGAAAAAAAATGGATCCATGACCATCTTTCTCAAAATAATGATGTTTATTTCTTACAAGTAGAAATTTTTTTTAATATAAAAAATTTAATTAATGAATTAAAAATTATAGATAAAAAATTTAATCTAGAATTAGACCTAGATTTAAATAAAATATCTAACATACATGCAGAATTTTTAAAAAGAAATAAAATAATACAAACTCATAGTTATACTAACTTGATATTAGATGCTATAGATAAATTTAAAAATATAGATATACCAAATTTAGATATATTACAAGAAGCATATATCTATGCTAAACTAGAAGAAAAAAATGATTTTATTATTATGCCCATGGTTGAAAATTTTTTTAATACTACACAACAAATTATAGATTATATTAAATTTTATCCTCAATACTATAAAGCGATGAACCCTAATCTACCAACATTTAATAATATTCCTAATCCTTTTTTTTTACATAGACAAAAAACCAAATAAATGTTACAATAATAGCATGACACATATATTGGTAGATACTGCTAATACTTTTTTTAGAGCAAGACACGTGATACGTGGTGATGCTTCAGAAAAAATCGGTATGGCCATACATATCACCCTAAATTCTATTAAAAAAGCCTGGAATGATTTTGATGGCTCTCATGTGGTATTCTGTTTAGAAGGTCGCAGTTGGAGGAAAGACCACTATGCTCCCTACAAAAGAAATCGAAAAGAACTAGCAGATGCAATGACAGCCGCAGAACAGGAAGAGAATAAATTGTTTTGGGAGTGCTATGATGATTTTGTTGATTTTATCAAGACTAAAACCAATGTCACAGTGCTGCAGAACAGCAGATGCGAAGCAGATGATCTCATAGCTCGTTGGATTGATCGACATCCAGATCAACAGCACGTGATCATAAGCACAGACAAAGATCTGAATCAATTGATAGCACCCAATGTGCGACAGTACAATGGCATTGCAGAAGAAACCATGACCGTGGCGGGCTATTTTGATAAAAAAGGCAATCCTGTGATAGATAAAAAGACCAAAGAACATAGAAAAACTGAGAGCGCTGAATGGACCATATTTGAAAAAGCCATGAGAGGTGATCCATCCGATAACATATTCTCAGCATATCCGGGTGTGCGTAAAAAAGGTACCAAAAGCAAAATAGGTTTATTGGAAGCATTTGAAGATAGGAACAGCCGAGGTTATGCCTGGAACAATCTAATGCTGAGCAAATGGGTTGATCCAGAAGGTGTGGAACACAGAGTTTTAGATGACTATGAGCGCAATAGATTACTAGTGGATCTACATGCACAACCAGAAGCTATTGTGCAAGAATTGGACCAGACTATTGATAATGCCAAAGCAGAAAACAAACAGATATCACAAGTGGGCATAAGATTCATGAAATTCTGTGCCAAATATGATCTACAGAAAATTACAGAACAAGCACAACTATATGTAGAACCATTCAATGCGAGATTAACATGACATTAAGAGCAAAAATATTAGTAAAAGATAAATTTTGGATCATCGAAGAGAATGGCCAAAAATTAGGCACACTGCAGAAGAAAGATGACAATGGTTGGATATTTTTAGGCAAAAAAGACCAGAGACAAGAATATCCCACACAAGAAAGCCTATATGCACGATTTGGATCGGGCATATTTGCATCGGATATTACGGTGCCCAAAAACGAGATTAAGACAGAAGAAAGCGAGTGGCATGTGCATGGCTATCCTTGTTCACAACAGCCTTACAATGCCATGTTTGATGTGCAAAAACAACTGCCCATCTACACCAAAACACCCAAAAGCCGCAGTCTATTCTGTGCAGGCTATTACATCATAGATTTCCCCAAAGGATGGAGGAAGGCCTACTGTCCCAAGGTAATTACACTACAGCGATATGCCTATAAAGGGCCTATCCGAACCAAAATAGAAATGCAACAGATATTAAACAATGCAATCAAAGAACAAAATACAGACACAACCCATTGAAGATTTTATAGCAAGGGTAAGAACTGCCAAAGCCAAGCAGGA